GCAATGGTTGGTTTAGGTAATGTAGATAATACAAGTGATCTAAACAAACCTGTTAGCACAGCAACACAGACAGCTATTGATGCTTCCATTACAACTCACGTTGCACTAGCTGATCCACACACACAATATTTGCGTGAAAGTGTTGCTGCTGCTTCTGGTGGATCGGCCTTAATTGGATACACATCAGGAGTTACTGGGGCCGTTGCTAGAACAGTTGAAGCAAAACAAAAAGAAACTATCTCTGTTAAAGACTTTGGTGCTGTTGGGGACGGCATAACGGACGATAGTGATGCTTTCACGGCGGCCATTGAATACGCCATGTTGAGCAATGCCGATAGCTTTACCGCTGCGTCGATTATGATACCTAGCGGAAAATATTTAATTACCAAAAATAACTTTCTCGGGGACATCAACTTTTCCACGGTAGGCGCTGGCATCGTCGCGCGTGCCTACTTCTCTATGATTGGTGAGGGGTGGTCGTCTGAAATCCTGTGGCGTCCTACCTCAGCAATTGTCGGGGATTATTACTGCTACTACAACGATGGAACGACAAACAATCTTGTTGAGCCGTTGATTTCCAATCTACAGATAACAATGGACAGCTCGTCCATCCCGACAGGAAGCACGGTGAATGGGTTTTATGTTGTTGGAACTGCCCCGTACCCAACTCAAGGACTCAAGTTCGATCGCGTTAGGATGGTTGGCGCTCCATACCTCTCCAGTGATGCTGTCATTGCCAAGGCAGGCACCGTGCTGACCATTCGTGGAACCGTCAATGCTGACGTTACCAATATGATCGGTTGCCGTGTGATCGGCATGAAAACTTTATTGGACATCGGCGCAAATGCTGAGAGTGTAAGTCATTCGCTCATCGCAACTGACGCCGAAGTGATGTACGGCGACATCATAAAGTCCTCGGGCGGCAGTGGCATCACAGTTGTCGGTGGCTCTTTCACGATGATGTCTCAGGGTCCCGGTGGGCAACTCTCCTACCTGCTCTCCATTATTGGCACAACCATCTCCATAGTTGGAACATTCACTTTCATCGGAATACGTTGTGAATTCAACCAGAATCAAGCAGGGGGCACCTTCTCTAACTTATTCCTGCTGGATGGTACGGGTCTTGCCGACTCGTACAACTCCATGTACCCGAAGGTTAATTTTGTAAGCTGCAACTTTAGCCCGATGTTGGGTGCGGCCAGAAATTCAATAGTATTTGATGCTGCAACGAAAGGGGTGGTGAATTTTGATGGCTGTGACCTAAGCGCACTCCACAAAGTGTATGTTTACTCGTCAAAAGCTGCGCTCAACACCTTGAGCAACGGCCCATTCACCACTCTTACATTCAACAACGGCAGTGGCGTATCTTCGGACTCGGTTACTTTTGCCAGCGCAAACTCGACTGGTCGTGTGAGCGCCAGAAATTGCCCCGGCGTGTTTGACTATGATTTGGCGCCCAACGGCTCCTCCTATGCTGTTCTGGGGAATAATCGCCCGCTGAAAACGGTAACCATCTGGGGGACTTGTTGGCCGGATGTGGCGCACGCTCAGCCGATGAGCGTAAAGTTGCCTGTTGGCGCAATACTGAAATCGATCATGGTCAGGAAGAGTGCTGGCGGGGCGTCTGTGACCAGCTATGGTATCAAGGCTGTCGATGGGTCGCTCGGCGTAACATACGGGTCCTCTGTGGTGGCGGCGCAGAATGTTCAGCATGACATCGCCGTGGACAATATCAACCTAGTTGCCACCACAGACACTCAACGCTATGTCTTCATCACTGCCGACACGGGCAATCCCGGTGCGAACACAAATACATCGATGAACGCAGCCGATTATGCGATTGTGAATTACTATTGATGCCTTTGGCGCTCACTTCAGGCCTTTGGGGCGTAGAGATCATCAAGGAGCTTGATGATCCTAATAAATATGTAGCACTCTTTATGTTTTCACCAAGAATAAAAAGGATTAAGTATGCAACCACATGAGCGACGATACGATGATGAACGTTTAACAGAGATTGAAACTAAGTTAGACAGATTAGCTAAAGATGTTGAAGAGTTGGTTGCTGCATGGAAAGCTGCGAATGTCATTGTTGGATTTATTAAGTGGGCTGGTGGTGTTGCCACTGCACTTACTGCGGTGATTGCTCTTCTTAAACTGAAAGGATAAATATGCCAACAAGCGGTACTACTACATACTCCACTACTAGAGATGACATCATCAAACGTGCTTTGCGTTTGATTGGTGCCCTAGCACAGGGAGAGACTCCTACAGCTATACAGGTAACTGAAGCGGCTGTAGCTTTAAATGGTCTAGTCAAAGCTTGGGCCGCTGATGGTATGCCTCTGTGGGCAATTACTGAGAAGACTCTTCCATTTGTTTCTGGGCAACGTGTGTATACATTATCTACTCCAAAACCCTTGAAAGTTCTTCAAGTATGGAATCATAATATCACTTCTAATGTTGACATTCCAATGAGAATTGTCACACAAGCTGAATACAACATTCTCGGTAATAAGACAAGTGCCGGTAATCCCATTCAGGTTTATTATGATCCTCGTCGAGATACTGGTGAGATGCATGTTTTTCCTGTACCTACTACGGTGGAACAATCTGCAAACATTCTGTATTACATTTGTCAGATTCCCTTCGAAGATTTCAATACAAGTACTGATGCACCGGACTTCCCACAGGAATGGTACGACGCTGTTACCTATGGCCTTGCTACACGACTTGCTCCTGAATATGGAGTTCCTATTGCAGATCGTAAAACACTCTGGCAAGAAATGTCTATCATTAAACAAGAAGCTTTGAACTTTGGTCTAGAAGAAGGTAGTATGTTCTTTCAAGTTGATCGTCGTTCTTGGTAAAGGAGTAAGTTATGGCACTACCGGGAATGGACTTACAATCCCAATATAACCAGACACTACAGAATACTATTGGTCAGAGCCAAGCTGAACGTCTTCGTCAAACACGCCAACAACAATCCCTTGCTAACACTGACTGGTCTCAGCGTGGTGTTGGTGAGGGTGCCAAGCGTATGGCAGGTTTCCAAGAAGTTAATCCTTCTCAGATGCCAAACATGTCGGGTGATACACGTTCCTTTATTCAACCATTACTTGGCAATTATCAAGAAGGTGGTAAACAGGTTGAAGGGTACTATGGTTCTGACAATCCTTATACGCAAGGTGGGTTGGAAAGTCTTTTAAGTAAACAGGGATACGCACGTGCGCCTAGTTCATTAGGAGAACAATTTAAATCTGTTGGTCTTAAACTACCTAATGCATATGGACAAGATTATTATAACGCTTCTCATGAAGATGTTGGTAATAAAATCTCTGCCTATCAAAATGAGCAAGCTATAAAACGTGCTGATTATGATCGACAATTGTCTCAGTACAATCAACAAAAGACTTTATACGATCAACAACAATCTCAAATACAAGCACAACAAGCTGCTAAACAAAAACAAATTGATGACTTGTATAGCAAGGTAACTGCTTCTACAGCAGATTGGCAAAGTAGGTACGCACCAGCAAAAGCATCTATTGAAAAATACACTGGGTATGGATTCACTCCTGGTAAAAACAATGGGGATTGGCAGTGGTACAGTCATGATCCAATTCGACTGGGCAATCAACCAGTCGATGAAAATGGTACTCCATATGATCCAGATTATGAAAAGAATCTATATGCAGACCATCCATATGAAAAAGGTTCTGGATACTGGTTAAATTCTAATGGTTCTCCAAGAGGTGTCAATTACAGTCCTTCAATTGGTTTTGGGGAATCTGATTTTGATTCTGCTCCCACTGGATTTAATAAATGGATGCCTGCTATTACAATGACTGCTCTTGGTGCTATGTTTGGTGGGGCTGGTAGTATGCTTGGAGGTGGAGCAGGTACTGTTGGTGGCGCAGTTGGACAGGGTATTGGTGCAGCTATCCCAAGCACAGTACAGACAGGTGCTTCTACTGGTGATTGGGGTAAAGCTTTAAGTACTGGCGGAATTAACGCATTAGCTGGTGGATTAGGTGGAGCCTATGGTGGTGATCTAGCTAAAACTCTTGGACTGTCTGGTACAACTGGAACAAATATTGCCAAGGGTTTAATTAGTGGAACTGTTAATACATTAGGTAAGTCTGCCCTCGGTGGTAGTCTTGATTATAAGAATGCACTAACAAATACCTTGTCTAATATTGCAGCACCATATCTAGGTGATCTAACTAAGAATGCTGTCGGCGGAACTGGTGGTGATATTCTTGGTGGTGCGGTTGGTGGGTTTAGTGGCAATGCTCTTAAGAATATTTTACAAGGCAAATCACTAGACATTGGAACAGCCTTGTCAACACTGCAAGGAGCGACAGGTGGTTTAGGTAAATTGTTTAGTAATACAAACGAAGATAAACAATCCGTAAATGGTCCAACAAGTTTAGCTCGGACCCTACAAGGAGTAAAGAATGGCCCAGCAGCAACGTCCCGGAGAACGTAAGAAAGTTCGCCTTCCTCTTATTGGGGCATACTCCAATCGTTCCAATAGCGGAAACACTGACCAACGTTTCATCAATGCATTTCCTGAAACTCGCAAAGTAGAGCAACTAGAAAATACCCGTATTTATATTAACAAACGTCCGGGTCTAGTTGAACTTTGTAATGTGGCAGGTGATGGGGCTGGTCGTGGACTCATTCATTTCTATGGAAGTTTCTACGCGATTATCGCAAACAAAGTTTATAAGGTGACAGACGATGGTACAACAGTTACAGAAAAGATTACACTACCAAGTTCAACTGGCAACTGCGGTATCATCAGTTGCAACTCATCTGTTTTGGGTGACTACCTATTTTTATGTGATGGGACCGTTGGCTGGATTGTCAAAAGCGATCACACAGTTACACAAATAACTGATCCAGATTTTCCAACACCTCATGTACCATCACCAACATTCATTGATGGTTATGTACTAGTAGCTAAAGATAGTGATGTCTTTAACTGTGATCTTGATGATCCCTTGTCTTGGTCAGCGGATCAATATCTCTCTGCTGAAATGTTCCCTGATCCTGTACTAGCATTGGCTAGACAGAATAACCAAGTAGTTGTCTTAGGTGAAAGTTCAACGGAGTTTTTCTACGATGCTGCGAATGCTGCTGGTTCTCCTCTTAGCCGGAACGATGCTGGCGTTATCCAATTTGGCATTGCTGCTCCACATGCGATCTATCAAAATGAACAGTTCTGTGCTTGGGTTAGTCAGTCTGCTTCAGGTGGTAGAGCCGTATGGAGTTTGACAGGTTTCAAACCTAACAAAATCTCAGACGAGTTCATCGAACGCATCATTGACGCTGAAACAAACATTACTCAGATTACTGGTTATGGTTTCCGCACGAAGGGACATCTCTTCTTTCTTATTAATCTACCAACCCAACATCGCACACTTGTGTATGACATGGATGAGAAGTTGTGGCATGAGTGGTCATCTTGGACTGAAGCACTTGAGCATGAGGTGTTCTTATACAACCATGTTGCTGATAAAGGTGATGGTGCTGCATATCTGTTAAGTTCTGTTCATGGTGATATTTATAGATTGGACCCTAGTGCGTATCTTGATGAAGCAGATCCTATTACTGTTGAAATTCTTACAAACAAATATGATATGGATACCTATAATCGTAAGTTCGGTTCTGTGGTTCGTTTGGTTGGTGATAGCTATAGTACAAGTAATATTGTAACACTGTCTTGGACAAATGAGGATTATCAAACATGGTCAACAGGTGTTCCAATTGAAATGAGTGATGCTTATCCTGCCTTTCAACGCTTGGGTCAATTCCGTAGACGTGCTTGGAAACTTAAGCACACTGCCAATCAACCCCTACGTTTAGAATCACTTGAGTTGATCTATGAGGAAGGAACACATTAATGGCAACAGGACTTCCTCCTCCGCCAATCAATGACCAGCCCGGCTCGTTTACGTGGCTTGAGTGGTACAGACAACTTCGTAACTACATCTCAACTAATGGATCTGTTCCTTGGTATGTGATTAACTTCGCAGGTTCTAATATAACTGATATTGCTACACGGGACCACGATCAATTGCAGAATATTGACGGTGGCACGGCTGGTGAGCATTATCACCTAACTGCAAATGAAGTTAGAAATGCTAGGAATACGCTGGAACGAGTTGTTCCAACAACAGGATTCTCTAATACAATCTCAAGTACCACCACATACTTTCTATTAGAACCTGCTGGTACATTGGCAACTGGAACTATCACAATGCCAGCTTCCCCAGTAAATGAGCAGATTGTTACTATAGCCTCTACTGAGGTAGTCACAGCATTGACACACAGTCCCAACACTGGACAAACACTTAAAGGTGCATTAACTACTATAGCAGCTAATGGAAATGCGTCTTGGATATATAGAAGTGCCAACACAACTTGGTATAGAGTGTCTTGACATTTGTTTCTATGTATGTTAATATATCAATATAGTAGTTAATAAAAAGGAAATAATATGGACGATTATTCCGACTGGAATTACACAGGCGGCACTAGTGATGCAGATTTTGAATCTAATCTAAGTAATGAAGCTCCTACCCCGGACTGGTTTTCAAATACATATGGTACAAATGGTATGGATAGTTACAATGTGCCAAGTGAAGCACAAGCACCTACCTTTGGACTAGAGCAAGGACAGTATCAAACAATGGCTCCACCTTCATGGGAACCCTTTCAATTTGAGGGTGATCCAACGTTTGGATTGCGTGAGAATCAATTTCAAACATTAGCCCCAGATAATTGGAATGCTTATAATCCAACTACTCCACAACAATCTGGTACTGACTGGGCAGGAATGCTTAAAGGTGGTACAGATTTTTTAGGGAAGTTGTTTACCAGTGGGACGGGTGGGTATGGTGGCAGTGGTGGTTCAACTAATACATTCCTAAAGGGTCTTGCAGGTTTGATGGCTGCACAACAAGAGAAGAAGTCTAACCAGCAGATGGCACAGCAAATTCCACAGACAGTTGAATCTGTGCGCAAATTTGCTGCTCCATATGATGTTGCTTCTACTGGTGCTGGTATGATGACTCCGGGCGCAACCACAATGCGCGATGCTGCACAGCAACAAGCTGCTATGGCTAACCAAAGACTACAGAACTTTCGTCAGAATCCAAACTCTGATGCGGGTTATAAAGCTACCAACGACCAGATCAGTAATGTTCTAAACCGTCAAGCTGCTATGCATGGTAATCGCAATAACTTCAATGCAACTGCTCCTGCTATGTTAGCTGCACAAGCTGCTGCTCAACTGAAGTACGATCAGAACTATCAACAAGATGTTAACAACTGGGATACACGTTCTGGTGCTAACATCAGCCCAGTACAGGCAGGTGGTCTAGAAGCACTGTTAAGTGGTCAGAAGTATGGAGCACAAGGTAACTCTCCTTACTACGACGCTCTTGGTAAGATTCTCAATACTAATAGTTATGAGAACAACCCACAAATTCAAGAACTGCTTGCAGCAATTAAGGGTCGATAATGGGAATTGAAAACATCGCAACAGGATATAAACCTGAGTTTGCTCTTGGGGCTTTGTATCATGGGTTTAATGCAATAGTTTTTTCAATCTTAGACAGAGCAGCTACCTGCCGTTCAGTTGGCTTAGCAACAGCACGCAGATCATCAGCGATAGCCGCGATCT